ACCCTCATGCATTAGAAGATGAAACTCGTATAGAGCTCCAGCTGTCAGATTGGCGTTGGTGTTGAAGTAGAGATTGAGGGTAGTCGTAGACTTCTTCAGTTTGGCCACGAGCTTTCCGGCTGATGGTAGCATCACTGAGATGCGAAAGGCCGATGGATAATCAGAGGGAGAAAGGTCAGTCGTGAGAAAGTCGTTATTGGCATCCTTATTCCCATTGTGCTCATTAGCCTTCTCTATTGGAAGAGCTTTTCGTGTTATCTGCCTAGCAGACCTTGAGTCCCTTGATGTCGCTGTCATTTTAGACCTCCTTACTTTTACTTCGGGTGACTGGGCGGGTCAAGCGCCCTGACTATTCAGTTTATTGTGGAGGGCCGGCGGGGTGCTCAATGAGTCCGTTGGCCGACCCTCCACCAGAATTACTCTACCAGTCCCCTGTCAATCATACCTGGGGGAACTGGCGCTACATTGGGGTCTTTCCCCGCGTCCTCTGGAATTACCGGAGGATTGAATTTGGTTGTTTCTTTCTTGGTCATTTTACCCCCTTATTCCTCGTAGTGGTTGTTGGAGATGCTGTACCCATCCCCCTGAAGCGTGGCGACGGTCTCATCGAAGGAGCCAGTGTCCGTGGCGTTACCAGTATAGTTGTCACAGATTTGACCATCTCCGGCCTGAGCCTGGTGGTTGAAGAACTTAGCAGGACTGGCGGGACCGATGTTGTTGTTACCCTTAATCAGAACCTGCCTCAGGTGAGAGCCCGACTTGACCTCGATACAGTATTTCCCGGAGCCGATATTGTAGAACCTGTTGCGCTCGATACCATAGTTCCAGCAACCCTGTGCGCCATCGTCCTCGAAGTAGATAGCAGCAGTAGTGTAGCCAGTCCACAGACCATCGAACTCGCAGTCCTCAATCTGATTATCAGCACCGCCCTTGCACTGGATAGCGTATGCTTTCGCAATGCCCCAGTGGTCGAATCGGCAATGCTTTATCAGACTCCAGCCACCGGCTGAGCCACCTGACTCGTTGCAGTCAATCAGCAGTGAGGGCCCGGCCGCCTGAGACCCGCAGAACCCCAGTCCGACTAAGACACAGGGTTGCAGAATCGTAGCAGCTGGTCCATCCGTGTGGGAGCCGTAGATACAGTGGTATTCTCCCATGGCGAAGGGATTGCCCAGCATATCTGCTACAACCACGATGCCCTTCTTGTTGAATAGGACTGAGGTCGTGACTGTCTGGGTTCCTCTGTTGACATGAATTACATCTCCATGCCAGTCCGTGCACTTATCAATGGCAGCCTGCATGGTCAGAAGAGCCTTGTTAGGTGAGAGACCGGAGTTGCTGTCGCTCCCGTTCTGGTCATCCACGTAGTAGTGATTGCCCAGGGAGTTCTGCTGGTATCCAGCCGCAGACCCGAACAGGTTATCAGTTGACAGGTTGTCGAAGTGCCAGTGTCCTCGTTTTCTTACAGTCATTTGAGACTACTCCTTTTTAGAGTCACCAGCCGGGACCAGGTGGCTAGCCCAGTCCCGCTGTCGCTCAATTTTACTTTTAGCTTACCGCGGCCGAGAAGAAGTAGCCGAGGTCGGTTCCGGTAATCTTGTTGGCGAATGCGTGCTTGCCTTTCAGCAAGTCGCGGTCTCTCCAGTCTTGCCGTGTGCTGGAGATTGCAACAGTGTAGCCACTGCCATCCAGATTCCAGGTAAAGGTGTATCCGGCAGCGGGTACCCTGAGGCCAGGTCGAGCCGGGACGTGAAGCAGCAAAGCGTTCTTACCCCAGATATAGCCGTTGGAAGCCGTGCCACCCTCAGCCCCGCTGTCGTAGACAGAGCCACCGACCAGCAGAATATCGACCTTCAGGGCTTTGCGTACTTCCTCAGCGTCCAGGATTCCGGGGCTGGTGTACTTGAATTTCTCAAGCAGATTCGGGTGCTCTGCCAGAATGTCAAGGACTTCCTGGCCGATGACCAGTGTGTTGGCCCTCTGTCCGGTTGACTTCTGGATGGTCTGCTTGCCAGTGTTGACGTCCTTCACCGGGTCAGAATTGTCGTAGTCGTCCCACTGGGTAAAGCCCGTGCCTCCGACTACGTCGGTCTCCCATTTGCTGGTGGCGAAGATGTCACCCGCCAGAGCCAGTTCGCGGTTAAGCATGAACTGCTGAGCGAGCCATTCGGCGCCGGTGATTTCCAGCTCGACCGCCTGGTCTTGATTCTGGACGTCCTCATCAGGAATGCCATACCCCAGATGGTACAGCTTGCAGTAGTACTCATCATCGGAGAGGGTCATTCTGCCCTCAGGGTATTCATCACCCGGGGCCCGGCGTTCGACAGAGTTTCTCAGCCAGGGACCTTTCGCCCAGACGAAGTATTTGTCACTCTGCTTATCAACCGGAACCTGCGGGAAGATGCGGTCGGCGATGAAGTCCTCCTGCTTATAAGCGATTGCTATGTCGCTCAGAGGTCCGTCGATGTGGAATGTTTCTTTAGTAGGACTCGGCATTTCAATTGCCTCCTTATATAGATTCTTTCTGCCTGTTAGCAGTCACCCCTGGCATTGGCCGGCCACATGAGGCCTTCTCCTACCTCACTGGCATCACCCCCGATGGTGCACATGCCACAGCAGTAGCACGTTGTATCGGTTCCGGGGTCCCAGTTGTAGAACTTGCCATCTGAGCCACAGCGGAGTAAAGCGCCAGCCGCCACCGTCTCACCGAGTTCGATTGGCGTTCGACCCATGACGCATACCAGAGCCTCTTCCCCACTACCAGGTGTGTTGAGAAGAACTCCGACGGGTTTGTCGGTATCTGCATCTACCAGGTCAACCGTTCGGTCGTCTGACAGAGCGACACCGTAGTACTGCTCATCACTGAGGTCTTCATCAGCGATGAAAGTCTCAGTCCAGATTGTCTTTTCGTTTGCGGACATCTCAGTCCTCCTTACTTTATTTGCGAGAGGTCGTTAACTCTCGTCTTTGGAATACCGGAGTGCAGGATTGGCCCTCATCACTGCCTTGTGAGCATCTGCCTTATTGGCATCGGGGTGCTCCTTCATGTATTCGGAGAGCTTCGACTCGTAGTCGGCACTGCCCTTACCAGAGACCGAAGTCCCCAGGGCTTTTGTGGCGGCTGCGCCCATGCGGTTGAGTTCCTGATAGGTCTCAAGCATGGAGTCGGCCTTCTCCTTACCGCGAGATTCCTCAATTTCGGCTAACTCCACAGCGATGTCCTCGGACTTCTTGCCCGGGATAGCTGTGAACAGGCGCGTCTGTTCGAGATAGCCATGAACGCGGTTGGTGTGTTCCAGTCCGGCAATCCGCTCATCCCTCTTCTGGAGCTCAGCGGTTACTTTCTGGAATTGGGCCTCTTGGGTGGGAGTCTGCTTCAGGGCCTCGATAGCAGCCAGGATGTCCTCGATGGTAGTACCCTCGCCCAGACCCAGAGCCTGAGCAATTGCCATCAGACCAGCCATGACCTCGTCCTGAGGGGCCTCTGGCGGCATCTCACCTTCCTGAAACTTGGAAGTCATTTCCTTTAAGGTTAGTTTGTTCGGCATCTTCGCCTCCTTAGTAGATTTTTGATTCTGTCCTTTGTTCTGGGGGTCTTCCTGTGACTGGTGCTCACGTCTCTTACTGGTAATCTGGTCGAACATGGCCCGGAGGTTGGACATCAACGCTCGGAATACTGGGGCACCGCGCATCCCCTTGATGGTGTCAGACAGTTTGTCATGAAGAGTATTGAACTCTCGTTCCAGATAGTCAGCACCACCATCCTTTCCGAATGTGAGCACGTGGGCTTTCTCTCGTCTTCCCCCAAAGACCAGAGCCCTATCGAGCGTTGCTTCATCCACAGCGGGTTCCTCAGCTCCCAGCAGTGCGACCGCTGTTATGGCTGAGGCATAGCCCCCGATATCATCCTCAATCTCAACGGATACCGTCGAGTAGAGGCCCGCTTCAATCAGGTCGGCAATCTGCTCCGGGACACGCTCGAATGAAGCGAGTAGAAGATTAGACCTTCTCTCAAGCGTGGCCATTCGACCGATGGCGATTTGACCCTTTCCTTGGTCGCCAGTTACCAGTTCAACAGGGATGTCCAGCTTCTCAGCTATCTTCAGGTTGAAGCTGTCTGGTGTGTGTCCCGCCTTAATTGGGACGTTACCTGGAACTCCAGCATTGAAGGCTGCTACCAGACCGTCTACGTCTTCTTCAGTCCAGTCTCTAGTAGCTCCTGAGCTGTCCGTCCAGGTTCCGACAGCGAAGACTCTGACTCCTACTGCCGTTTTGAATTTGGGTGCGGCATACTGCTTTACCCAGCCGATGCGAGAGTAGTTCCAGCCGGCTTCTTCCAGTGCTTTTAGCGCATGTTCGTTCGCCTCCTTTTCTGCTTCTTCCACCTGCTTAGTGGAACTGGTCATAGATGTTGCGTAGGCCTCTCTGAAGACAGACCAAGCCTCTTCTGGCATACTATCTGCATGCTGTCCGGGCCACTGACCCGTTACCTGATGTTCCAGCCATGCACAGAACCCTTGAGGCGAAGCCTTATCTGAGTTCTTCGCTACGCATTCCTCGAAACTATTGTAAGGTCCGAATGGCATTATCTCACCTCCTACTTTCCAGGTTTCCCGATGGGTCCTTTACCTCCACCCTTGCCTGTTCCTCTTCCAGTCCCACCGCTTCTTATTTTACTGCCAGGACATGGTCGTGATTTCGCCATGACTTAATAACCTCCTTTAATCTGATAATGCAGACAGTGACCTAGCTGCCTGAGGGGTCAAGGTATAAAGAAGTTCCTTCTCAATGGCTACGAACTCAATCACTATATTGGTAGAGTTCTCCTCTGCCTCTATGTGATTGCTGAAGCCAGAAGGTGTGGTCTCACCTGAGTTCTTCCTGAACTTCCCAGATATGTCATGAACTTGACCCTGAGCATCTGAGACTAGAACCTCAGTGGGCCCCGATTCTGATGCCTTGATTCTAAGCTGATTAGGTGCAGCCATCTTCTTCTCCTCAATCGTCATATACCCCTCTGTGCCATGCGCCGTCTCGAAAGACCTCTAGATGACAGCGACAGTTACCTCGACAAGTAACCTGGCCCGCTGGCACAGTGGGCAGTGCATCCCAGTTTTCATATTCGCCAGCCAATTCTGGACAACCGTAGAATCCAGGACTATGCTGACAGTGCTTAGCTCGTGGGTCAAGAACCCAGCGGATTGGCTC